TCAGTCTAATGAAATCCGATCTGTAATTTGTGTTATTTCAGGATTGAAGAAATATATAGAAGAACTGATATCTTTTCCGCCAAGGCTATTATTTCCTCTATATTTGAATTTGGCTCTATATCCTATAAAATCTCCTTTATATTCTTTTTCTTTTGTGTCATACACGTTTTTTAAGCTATCTTCCATGTGTTCAATAATTGGAATACTATCTTTCATCACCTGGATTCTTTCTTTATATAATTCTGGATATCTTGAATTTACCTCATATTCAGCTTTTTTTGACGACAGGGCAGATTGTAGTTCTCTTATAGCTTTGCCTTCTTGGCTATCCATAAATAAAGTGAATGCAGAATCTACTTTAGATATTTCTACAAATTCATAACTATTCCAATCTTTCATCGTTGTTTTTAATTCTGATTCGATAACCTCTCTTGCTTTGTCTTCATTTGATTTTTCACATGAATAAAGTGCGATGATAGCGCAAACTAATAATAGTGTCTTTTTCATAATCTCTTATTTTTTTTGTTGATTAATATATTTGATTGTTGTTTATTATAGTATAATACTAATAATTTGTTATTTTAATACGGTATTTGGTTAAACTTTTTTTCTTCGCAAAGTGTTGACTTTCAGCCTTTGAATATAATACCTTAATCTAATACATTACCGCCTATTGCCTATCAGCCCTCAAGAAAGATATTAATTCATCTTTAGACTTAATAGTATCATCCTTGGATTGTATAGTTGCGTCCTTTTCCGCAATAATCCGCTCTAAGTCCTGAATGCGCTGTTTTAGCCTATCGAGCTCTTCCGAGTTTGATTTATCGCTTGGATCAAGACGGTGTATTTCAACTTCGCCGGTGGGCTTAATAATTTTTTGGGTACCGGATTCGGGCATTGTTACGGAAATCTTCGTATTTCCTACATTGGAATATGAAGATTTGTTATCTCCACTCCCTTGAGAACCGTAGTTGTCTCTTCCTGCGGTGTTTTTGTTTTCATTTATCATATTGCCAATTCCTGTTTTAAGCCATGCTATATCTAAATCAGGGAAGATGGTAGATATTTTATCTAATGTAGATTGTCTAGTATTATCTCCCATTTTTGATACAGAAGCATTACTTAGCCCTACAATACGCTCAAATTTTTGCGTAGATATTCCCTTGTAATCAATAAAAAGCAATAATCTTTCTTTTAATCCCATATAAGTTAATTAGAGTTAATATCTAAATTAATATTAGATAATCTATTTGTTTATTAGATTAAATATCTATCTTTGCAACATCAATCAATCAATCAATCAACGCAAAGTAACGAAGATTGAACGAGAAAAGCAAATTTTTTACATAACTAAAAATAGGTAAGACGATGAACGCATTTACATTTTTGACAGAAAACGGAAAATTCAATAACAGTGAGATAATGAAACACGCTCATGTTTTGAAAGCGTATCGTCGTATCTCTTTGAGTGAGGCCTTGAAACAAGCTTGGTTCTTGGCAAAGAGACAGCAAAGAGAATACAGAGAGATTGAAGAGGAAAAGAAATCTTTCAAGCCGATATTCAATGCAAGCAAGGGAAATGTATTGAAAGCATTCTTTGCCGGAAATCATGCAGATTATGTAAATCGTGATAGTTCTTGGAGATAAAATATAACCCGTAAAAAGGTAGTCTGATAATCCGACATAAAGCACCTACGACAATCAGCGCTGTGAGTAAGGAAAACCAGTCGGACGGGGAATAAAAGCCCGTATCAACGTAGAGAATATTTGCTACGGGCACATTGATTAGTTCTTTGACATTTTGGTTCACACGAAAAGAAATTCAACCGTAGCAGAAATGCCGAGACCGGTTGAAGGTTCGAATTAGTAACGTATATCACTTGGAAGTCCGAAAAGTCTTTATCAGTAAGCATATAGCAGGTTAGGCGAGCTATAACGCTATCTAAGTGATTCAACATATAGCCCGTACAGACAGTTGCACTGTTTGCGTGAGGTCTTGATCGGATCAAGGTACGGGCGCAAACTTTTAATCCAAATAGTTATGTTTAACATTATAAGAAAACACAGAGAAAAGAAATTAAGAGAAAGGTGTATTAAATATGCATTAAGAATCTCTAATGTGTATACAACTCATTCTTTAATTGATGCGGCAGATAATATTTATAATTATATCAGTAGGCATGAAAGACAATGATGATGTTATTATCATACATATAAAAATAATCATTTTTATATTGGGTTTTATAGCGGGTATATTATTAGGCAAATAATATTTTAATGGTGTTTTATGGTATGGTGTACGGTCTGCGAAGATAGTGCACCTTTTTGGTATTAGTAGTAAATGACAAGTCCTGCATCTTTTGGTGCAGGCAAACGGGTGGTTGTGTTTCGTGGCTGAAACTGCGGTGAGGTGCACCAATAATCCGTGAGGCTGGTTCGACTCCAGCACCATCCACAATAATAATCAAATAATTAATCTTATGACAAAAGGAATTAAAACAATAACAGGAGATTGGGTAAATTCTATCTCTAAATTGAAATTAGGAGAAGTAGTTAGAATACCTGATGAAAGCTATGATTGTGTTATGAGTTCGGCTCGTTATCGGTTAAAAAGAAAATATAAAGTACTGATAGAAAGAGAAGGTGAAAAGGAAGTCATTAAAGGATTTAAGTACTTTAAAATTAAAAGGACTGCATAATGGAACCTTTATCACAATGTGAGTATCAAGTAGCTCATGAAGTAGCAAAAGGGCAAACTCCTGATGAAATAGCCGATTTACTTAAAAAGTCGGTTTGGACGATAAAAGCGCAAATACGGGACATTCATAAGAAACTAGGCATTAATAACAATGTCGAGCTTACTTTATATATTCTATGTGATAGGGCAAAAAGAAATTTCGATTTGAAAGAAATACGAAAGCATGGGATTGAAATTTTCTTTTCTGTGTGGTTCTTCATATTAGCTATAACTCCTAATTCCCAAATGGACATGAGAAGGTTAAGAATGCGTTCCGGTGCTCGAATATCAGCAAGGGTTGTTCGACCTAAAAGAGATAGTGATTTGATGTTCGCTGCCTAATATTAACTATAAAAATATGTTCTATGAAAACAATTCATAAAATTCAGAATGTAATTGCGGTCATTGCTTTAGGAATGTCTATGCGTCTGGCAATGCAATTAGAAATGACTACTAACGAGACTATATCAGCCACTATAATGGTAGTCCTTACTATATTAATGCTACTGGAAAGAAGCTCTAAGGAAATTCATCAAAAAGAATAGGAGGGTATATGGATGATCCCATTATTAGCCAAGCTATACAGATAGGTATTAAATTTGGCATTGAAGCATATAAGAATGAAAGAAGTGCAAATCTCAAAAATAAAAAAATTCTTATATGCAAATCCGATGCGGAAGACCGTTTCGGAAGCGGAGTTCTTAAAAATTTAGAGAAAAGAAAACTTATATATCCATATCAATTTGGTATTGAGGAAGTAATGGATGAAGAAGGAGAACCAATCAAAAAAGCAAAAGGGTATATTTATTATAAACTATCCGACTTAATAGAAGCGATAGAAAAAGGCAATATTCTAAAATGTCTTCAAAATCGCAAATAACCATTCATTTATTAATTAACCCAATGCCGACACCCCAGGATGTCGTAGGGCGCGAGTCCCTATATTTGAGTTTTACATGTTCTATACTATCCTAGTGTCCGTTGGTTCGGTATCTAGGAACAAAATTTTGTCGTTTAAATTCATTTTCGGAGGCGTCGGTTCGTAAGGATAGGCGCTTTGTTTATTTCGATTAATCACTTTAATAATATATATAGTTATGAAAAAAGTAATTGTAAGAGGAGATCGTTCCGGTGTATTTTTCGGAGAGTTAGTAGAAAGAAATGGTAGTGAGGTTAAGCTCGCAAATTGTCGTAGGTTGTGGTATTGGGATGGTGCTGCTAGTATATCTCAATTAGCAGTTAATGGTACGACTAACCCATCTGAATGCAAATTCACAGTTACGGTTCCAGAGATAGAGATTCTGGATGTGATTGAAATTATCCCGTGTTCGGATAAAGCTGTAAAATCTATTGAAAGTGTACCGGTATGGGCAAGGTAATGGAAGATAGAATAAAACAGTTTCTAAATATTGGCTGTGGCTATGGCTATGGCGATGGCTATGGCTATGGCTATGGCTGTGGCTATGGCTATGGCGATGGCTCTGGCGATGGCTGTGGCTCTGGCTGTGGCGATGGCTGTGGCTATGGCTATGGCGATGGCGATGGCTGTGGCTCTGGCTGTGGCTATGGCTATGGCGATGGCTGTGGCTATGGCTATGGCTCTGGCTGTGGCTATGGCTATGGCTATGGCTGTGGCTATGGCTATGGCTGTGGCTATGGCTATGGCGATGGCTCTGGCGTAAAATCCATAAATGGAAATCCTATTTATGTAGTAGATAATATACCTACTATTATCACAAATGTAAAAGGTAATATCGCAAAAGGTTTTATCCTTCATTCTGACTTATCTCTTACTCCCTGTTTTATAGTAAAAGAGAATAATCAATTTTCTCATGGTAATACTCTACATGAGGCATTTGAATCTTTGCAAGAAAAGCTTTATGATGATAGTACAGAAGAGGAAAGGATCCTTAAGTTTAAAGAACATTTCTCTGACTTTTCTAAAAAGTATTCTGCTAAAGACTTGTTTATATGGCATCATGTACTCACTGGGAGTTGCAAGGCTGGAAGAGAAGCTTTTTGCATGGATAAAGGTATAGATGTAGACAATGATAGGTTTACCGTCTATGAGTTTATAGAACTGACTAAAAATTCGTATGGCGGTGATATTATCCGCAGACTATCTTAACTTAATCCCGGTTTGCTTTGATCGGCACTCCGGGAGCAATTTAAACCACTTTAAATAATATAAGATATGAATTTAGAAAACTATGAAGTGCTTCCCGTTGAAGCGCAAGATGTACAAATTGTACAAGTTGATGCAGTAGAAAGAGCAAACGTTGATTCGCAGGTAGCAACAGCCAAACGTTATCCACGAGATATAAGACGTAGCATAGACAACTCTGTTGTAATGGCTACTATGAATCAAGAAACAGCCCAATCATGTAGTTACGCCCTCCCTCGTGGCGGAAAACCTATCACCGGTCCATCCGTTCATCTAGCAAAGATAATTGTCTCTAATTGGGGTAATATGCGTACAGAAGCAAAAGTTGTGCAAATAACTGACAAGCAAGTCATCAGTCGTGGCACATGTTGGGATCTGGAAACTAATGTCGCTTCTGCATTTGAAGTCAGGCGTAGTATCATCGGCAAAAACGGGCAGCGATTCTCTGATGACATGATTACAGTTACGGGTAACGCAGCTAATTCAATCGCTTATCGTAATGCCGTATTCGCTGTCATTCCTAAAGCTATAACAGATAGAGTGTATTACGCAGCACAAAAATTTATAACCGGTGATTTATCTGACTCCGACAAACTTTTAAAGGTAAGAACAGGGGTACTTAACAATTTCAAAAACAACTATGGTATAACCGAAGAAGAAGTTGTAAAGATGTGTGGAAAGCAAACGGTAAACCAAATCGGTGCTGACGAAATATCTATGCTGATGGGGACGATTCAAGCACTGAAAGACGGAGATACTACAGTCGATGAATTAATGAAACCGATACGTGAAAGTAAAGAGGCTATAAATTATAAAATAGCCGAAGCTGCGGCAAAAGCTGCTGGAGTAGAGGAAGCTAAAAAGGAATAATTTAAAATACCACCATAATGGAAGCTCAACATTCTTTAGAATGGTATCGTAAACGATTAGGCCATGTCACCGGCTCACGTGTCGGTGACTTGATGAAATCCGGCAGGAAGAAAGAGGATTTGTTCGGAGATACCGCAAAATCCTATATATATCAACTGGCAGCCGAAAGAAGCATGAATCCATATTTTATCAATGATGATAATCTATTTGAAAAATACCTATTTCAGGTTGGAGTTTCATCAAAGGCTATCGAATGGGGTAATACACAGGAATCTGACGCTCGCAAATTGTATAACAGAATGAAAGGTAATAATATGATTGAAACGGGCTTCTGTATTCATCCTAACATTCCTTTCTTTGGCTCTTCTCCTGATGGTTTCTGTTGTAACGATGACGGAGAAAAAGGAACGTTAGAAATTAAATGCCCCAGCCAATATGTTTTCATGAAATATAAAGAAGAAGTAAAAGATAATATCGGATTGCTTCTTGCTAAGCCTGAATATTTCTACCAGTGCCAGTCTCACATGATGGTGACCGGTGCCGAATGGTGTGACTTTGTGGTTTATTGTCCCTTTCAATGTAGTCCTATTCACATTGTGAGAATCTTCCCGGATTATATGAATTTCAAGCTCATAGAGAAGCGTATTCTGATGGCTAATGAAATAATTGAAAAAATGGTAGCGTAGCTTATGGAAAAAGAAATTAGCGAAATAAACGATTACCTAAATATTACCTGTTCAAATAATCCGGTAGAGATACAAGAGAGAATATCAGTCATAATGGTATATTTGAACCGGTCCGGTGAAATGCTTGCGGATGCGAAGAAGATGCTCCGGAAGAAGAAATCTACAGAGATAAGCAATACCATCATCGCAATAGCGAAAGAGCAATGCTTGTCGGCAAAGGTGCAAAACGCTTTGCTTGACAGTATAGCGGAGAACGAGTCGTATTTAGTGGATCGGCTTGACCGGCTTAATGCTGCCTGCACGCATCAATTAGATGCTTTACGCACTTTGTTGAGTTACGAGAAGGAAGCTATGAGGTTGAATAAAACTGGATATTAGAAAGTGTTATTCCAAATAACATCTATTTGGAAGTTTTGAAATAAAACAATGCGAAAAACTAAAGTAATCCATGTCTACCTGATCTTCGAAAAGCGGAACTATTATTTCAGTTCGGTAACGGGTATCTTCCGGCATTTGTCCGAAGATCAGATAGGCATTAAACAAAGTACATTGTCTCACAATACGGAAGATACTATTGTAACCGGTAGAGCTATAATCCGCAAGAGTGAGCTGTTAAGATAGCTTTGTTAACCTTTTTACCCCAGCCTGCCTGTCTGTGAAGATTGGCGGGCGAACATGGTGGTATGGCGGAATTGGTAGACGCTGACAACTCTTAGTAGACTTGGTTACGATGTTATGAAAACGGGGCATCAAAGTAAAACGAAACCTAATCCCGTTCTACGCAAAGACGTTAAGATTGCCAAGCATTGCAGGTTCGAATCCTGCTACCACCACAAACTAAAATTATAAACAATGCCGTATTACATTAAACGAACCAAAGCTAAGAAAAGAAAGTATGGAATATAAACAAATAATTAATGGCGTTGCTCCCTCAAAGCCAAACTGCATGAAAATAGTATCAATCAACGGGCACGGATGCCTAGCCAAAACTTCTGCATTGAAAAAGTATGAGGAATCCTTTATTTGGCAGGCAGGGAAGTTGAGGGATTTGAATATTAACGAACCGTTTGAGTTCTACATTGATGTGTACTACCCAAGTAAACGCAGTGATCTTGATAATGTATTAAAACTACAACTGGATGTACTCCAGCGAATCAAATGTATTAAGAACGATAACAATTGTTGTCTTATTCATGCACGCAAGTTTGTAGACAAGGAAAATCCACGTGTGGAGATAATGATTAAAACTTTGGATTAAAAAATAAGATTTTCATTTGGTATTTTGAAATTTGGGTGTATCTTTGCGGTGTTCTCGCCAAGAACAAGACTTATGAAAGAGATTAACGTGCATATTTTTATGTTCGTTTGTAAGCGTAATATTGTAAAGATATAAGGCTATCAAATCCCATTGGATGCTCGTTATCTCTAACGGTGTCGGTTCTTGGCGGAACGGGAGGCGATAGCCTTTCTTGTTTTTAACAACTCAAATTTCGTTCAATGCCAAGAACCAACGAAATCAGAGTTAAGGCGAATAATAGTAACCCCAACTTTGCGCCTAGCAGTGCGACAACTGTATCTTATGAAAAGTTCCTAATCGAAAAGAATTGCAAGAATGAAGCTTATGCCTTCATAATCTCGCAAGGATTATTCCAGCAATTCCAGGATTACCATTTTAGTCATCATTCGGACGATCCGCACAAGGATTGTCTAAAGTTCCTGTTATCTAATATTTAAATTCTAACTAAATGGCGGAATGAAATACTTCCGCCTATATCGCTATTGTCTAACATTTAATCATGGCAATATGAAATCAATAAAAGAAGTAATCAAGGAGATAGAGCACATTCCGAAATGCCCTAGAAGTGGAGAAATTAACCTTTACTACCTAATAAAATTACATATCAAAAAGGGAGGGAAGGCAGCATGAGAGATAGTTTTATTTTCTACAGAAGTTTTTACGAGGCAATCAAAGATTTGCAGAGAGATATTCAGGGTGAGATTTACACGGCTATAATGGAGTATAGCCTATATGGTAAGGAAACTGATAATCTAAAGCCGGTTGCTCGTAGTATCTTCACATTGATAAAACCTCAAATTGATGTGAATAACAAACGATTTGATAATGGTTGTAAAGGTGGTCGACCTTTAAAGAAAGAAACCAAAGAAAAACCAAACAATAACCAAAAAGAAACCAAAGAAAAACCTAATGATAATGATAATGTAAATGATAATAATATAAATAAAGAATCTACTAACGTAGATAAGAAAGAAAGTCCTCCAAAATCCGATTATGAAAGATTTAATGAATGGCTCAAAGAACATACTCCTAATGTTCTTAAACTTCAAAGACAAATAACCGAAGAGGAGTTTCTGAAACTAAAAAAGAAGTATTCATACGATCAGATAGTTGATATACTTCAAAGCATGGATAATTACAAGGATGCTCCTAAAAAGTATACTAGCGTATATCTGACGTTTTTAAAATGGGCTAAGAAAGAATATGGAAGTTAACGTACAATTACGTGATGAGGATGCCGAAAAACTGGTCCTTGGCACTATAATGACAAACCGTGATGCTCTTGAAGAAGCGAGGGAGATGCTGAGCAAAGAATGTTTCTATAATCCCTTTCATCAGGAAATTTATAAGGCAATTATTCAGGTCGCATCTTCCGGTGACAGGCCGGATATGATTACGGTCAAGAATAAGCTAGTTGCTAACGGTATTAAATTTGAGCCATATCTGTTTGTAAGCATAGCTTCTAACCAAACGTTTGATTTGGGACAGTATGCCGCTCGCCTCCATGATCTTGCCATCAGGCGGAAATTTTATGAGATCGGGCAATATCTTGTTTCAAACTCATATACTGAAGCAGAGGATATATTGGACGTAACAAATGCCGTTTCCGATCAACTATCCTCATTATTCAAGTCAAGCAGCAGTGTTATCTCAACGATAAACGAAGGACTTGAAAGTGTATATCACATGATAAATGAGAACTTGAAAGGAGGCAAGCCTTTAACCGGCACTCCTACCGGATTTGAGAAGATAGACAATAAATCCGGAGGGCTTCAAAAATCGGACTTGATAATCATTGCCGGTGAGACTAGTCAGGGGAAAACGAGCCTAGCGGTATCTATAATGCGAAATGCGGCATCTTTAGATGCTAAGGTAGCCATGTATTCGATGGAGATGAAAAAAGAGCAAATAACGGCTCGTATTCTATCCATGGAGAGTGGAGTGCCGGCAAATGAGATCATGTATTCCCGTTTGACAGAATCCCAGTTGCAATCTGTAGACAAGGGGATCGGAAAGATATCAGGAAAGGGTATTTATTTCGATGATCGTAGCACCTCCAATATTGACACTATACTCTCATCTATCCGGTATATGAAACTAAAATTCGGAATAGATGGTGCTATTGTTGACTACCTGCAGATTCTTAACGTAAACATGAAGGGAGCCAACAAGGAGCAGCAAATGGGAGATGTGGCAAGGCGTTTGAAGAATCTTGCTAAGGAGCTTGATATTTGGATTATCGCTTTATCTCAATTAAACAGAGACAATATGAATCCGGTTCCGTCTCTAGCAAGGTTGCGAGATAGCGGTCAGATAGCAGAAGCTGCAGATGTGGTTATGTTGGTTTATCGTCCAGAAGTAAAAGGTAAGTCATATCCGGGAGATTTTTCCCACGTAGATACAAGAGGTACGGCAATGATAGATATTGCGAAAGGTCGAAATATTGGTTTGCTGAAATTTATTTGCGGTTTCAATGCTTGTACTACATGTTTTTACGAGTTGGATAATATCCCCATTTCAAGTGGAATGGTAAGCGATGAAGAGGATGCCCCGGCTTTTTAACGTAATCAAACAATGAGAATACTCCTAAACATCCTCCTTCTCCTAGGAGTGAACATCTTATTTTACCTGGTGGTGTATGCGATAGCAGACTACCTGATGGATAATATTAATTAAACCTTGCAAGTTCTTGAAGAATTATCAAGGATTTGCGAATAACAAATCAATGAAGGAACATTATGGAAATAATCAAACTAACGAAGAAAGAAGAGGAATGGATTAAGGATCTGAAGAAGTTAATCCGAAAGAAACCTAAGAATCTGATTCTCTTTGCTGATGGAAATTTAAATATCTTGAAACTTGATAAGGATGATAATGATGGAGTGGGCGAAAATGGAAGAATGAAAAGTGATAGAATAGTAGAAATTATTATTAACGCCTGTGATGGAGGTGTATTTTAATTAGCGTAAAATAGAATAGAAATGAGCAAATACAGTGAATACCATTACGCCCTTACCTCTACAGTCACCCATCTGGGAGATAAATGTGGATATGTTTTTTAGAAAGTAAAACAAATCAAATATTAACAAGAAGAAATGAGTGAATTATATATACCCATAGAACGCCCTACCAGAAACCTTGTAAATGGTAGGTTTTTAAAAGGGCACACTCCCTTTAACAAGGGGAAAAAGCTAAAATTCCATTCAAGATGGAGTAGACGTAGATGCTTAAAGAATTTGGAAAAAGGACGTAGCATGCCTCATAAAACTGGTGGCGGTACTAACAAGAAGGCGGTTGTAGCAATTAAAGATGGAAAGTTAGTCGGTAGGTATGATTCGGTAATATCCGCCGGTGAGAAACTGAATATCACTCCTTCTCACATCAGCGACGTCTGTTTGAAAAAGAAAGGGCATAAAACGGTGAGAGGTTATAAGATGTATTTTGAGAGTGATAATGCTTGGTTGGCAGAAATAGACTATAAACAATGACGAGCCAGGATGTTTCTAAAATCTTCGACCTCGAAGATATTAATGACCTTCCCAGTGCCATAATGCATTTGTTGGAAGGAGATTTAGAGCGTAGAGATGAAGTTTATCGCAAACTTATCCGATTGAACGGAAATGACATGTCTTACGACTGGTTTCAGAAGTTATATGAATTTGAGTTGGCGGAGAGTAAACAGAAAGGTCAGTTTTTCACTCCCGCTTCTCTTGGTTTTCTGTGTTCGGCTTTGACCGGTCAGAGCGGACATATACATGAACCGACAGCCGGAAATGGTTCTATGATAATTGCCGACTGGCAGCAGCGTCGTAACAAAGTAGCCCCGTGGGACTATATTCCGTCTCATAATATGGTCACATGTTGGGATCTATCTGCAAGGTCGATTCCTATATTGCTTCTCAACTTGTCTATACGTGGAATTATGGGATATGTTTATCATGGAGATGTCCTCACTATGGAAGTGAAGCAAAAGTATATCTTGCTCAACCGGAAAGATGATCCGCTTGCTTTTTCGGAGATTATCAAAGCTAATATTAACGATGTAATAAAACAAAAAACATGAAACTTGATGATGTATACAAGAAATGGATTCCTGTAAAGGAAAGACAGGTGAAAAACAGTACACTTACTACATATCAACAGATTTATATGAAAAAGTTGTCTCCTACTTTTGGAGATATGGAAGTATCTCTATTGAATAAGAAAACGATCGTTCCATTTCTTCATAATCTGATGGATAATGGGCTGGCTGTAAAGACCTGCAATGATATACTCATAGTTTTGAAAATGCTTCTTCAATTCGCCAAAGAAGAACTAGAGATTAAGACTATAGCACCTACTTGGAAAATGGTATGGCCTAGCAGGAATAAAAGCACTTCTCAAAAGATAGAACGATATTCTCCGAATGAATACAAGAAGATCGTAGAGTATGCATTAGATAATCCTTCCCCCCGTAATCTCGGTATCTTGATCGCTATATGTTCCGGAATGAGAATAGGTGAATTATGCGCTTTGCAATGGAGAGATATAGACCTTGTAAATAAGACTATACACGTATGCAAAACATTGGAGCGTATATATGCTCCTGGAGAAGATGGTACATTTGAAAATGCAAACACATATATTGAGATCGGAACTCCCAAAACATTTAATTCAGATCGATATATTCCAATCTTGAAAAACATCCTTCCTGTGATCAAGAAATTTGCTGCCGTATGTAAACCAGACTACTACGTATGTACATGTACCAGGAACCACACAGAACCTCGTACATTTCGTGTTTATTATAAGACTTTTATACTTGATATGGTGAAACTTGATCATTGCATAAAATTCCACGGATTAAGGCATACATTCGCCACAACTCTTATAGAGAATAAAATTGATGTTAAAACCGTATCTACTATCCTTGGACACTCGGACGTTGGCACTACGTTAAACCTGTATGTACATCCGTCGAATCAAGCAAAAACGGATGCAGTTAATGCAGGATTGAAAAGTATTTTTAGATAATCTTTTTAGTGCTTTAATCCCTTCCGCATTATCGTATGGGATTATCAGGAGAAATAAAATATTAGAGGAACTTAAAAACGAAAAATGATCTAATCATGACTCGCAACCAATTCATTCATTACTCTTATCGACATAGCGAAATTATCGTCTATCACCAGAAGCATCCTGAAGTTGATATAGAGTGTATGTTGATAGGGGTAGATTTTGACAATGAGCTATTTCATCTTGTTCCAATAGATCAGTATTTATATGAAGATAGATCGTATTGGCTTCCTTATACATCATGCGACAAACAGTTTAAGAAGCCTAAGATGAAAGTGGTAAGGAGTGATAGAACAATAGTAACTAAATAACTAAAACAGAAATGAATATAGATAAATTTATTAATAGTACTATCAAAAGCTATGATGAATATCGAAAGAATTGTGACATCATAGCTAAGGAGGCACAAAGATATGTCGACTTTGATGACTCTGTTTCTTGTGAATATATCAATGGCGTAGGACTTAGTATCTTGATAACATTACCTGAAACAGATGATTATACTATTCCTGAATGTGTATGTCCTATAGTCGGATTCTTTGAATATGCCAAAGGAAAGGACAAACTATCAGTAGATGACATTAAAAAACTATCATTATGAAACAGACATTAGAAGAAGAAGCAAATAAATATCGTTCGGAGAATGTTCCGAGTTTAGATAAATTTCCTAAAGCGATTAAGAAAGCGTTTATCGCTGGTGCAGAATGGCATGCAAAGCAATCCCCTTGGATAAGTGTGGAAGATAGGTTGCCGGAAGCTAATACTATGGTTCTAACTAAAGGAGCTTATGGATTCCTTATTTGTTACCTTTCAACTTTGGGCGAATGGGAGACGGGAGCAAACGTGAATGAAGAAAGATTAGGTATAACCCATTGGATGTCCATCCCGTCTTTCGATGAAATACTGGAAGCCAACAGAGATGTACTAGAACGGATTAAGGAGAAAGGAGATTGATTATGTATGTAGCAAGAGACAAAGACGATGATTTGTATCTTTATAAAAAGCAACCCGTGAAGTATTCGGATAGTTGGCAATTATGTAGTGATAATCCCCATGATTTCTACAAGCTAGACTCATCTTTATTTCCCGAAGTAAAATGGGAAGATGAAGAGCCGACAGAAGTTGAATTGGTAAAGAAGGAAAAATAAATGAAGAAAGTAACAAATATCACTACTGTTTTTAGATGCCTTAAACCATATCGAAATTGGTATAACATTATGAGCCAAGATGGTTTCTATGATATTAACGTCATCATTGTCGGCAAATTAGAGTTATTAAAGCTAATTATTGCTTTGATAAAACTATTGATTTTCAACAAAAGTATTACTATAAAAAGATATAGGAAGGAGAACTAACTATGGGATTTACAACAGCAGCGTTTATTAGACGCAATACCCCGGAGATTCGGAAGAAGTTGGAGGAGTTGGGATATAAATGTTCTTCATTAAGACGTGATAGGTCTTGTTTGTATACAACTGTCTATTTTAATGTTTATCATTCTATACATCCTGAATGGCTTGACAATGAATATATTCGTAAACCTTATTATGTTGATTGCGGAACTAACGAAGAACTTTTCTTGGCAATAGCTGCATTAAGGGATGATACAGATGATAACCAGTGGTTTACCGATGGAAATGATTGGTTCTTATGCCGATATCTGAAAGTTGGCATGCACTACCAAGACATGCCAGAAATCTTGTTTGAAAAATGGTATAAGGCTACCGTAGAAGAGCTAATCAAACACTTTAAAGAAAAGGAGGAATAAAATGGAAGATAAACTTATAACGATAAACACTTTGAATATATTATTGCAAAAAGGCTTTAACTATTATCATTTCCCAACACAATCATTAGCCCAGAAATGGCTTCGTGAAACAAATAACCTACATATTTCCATCATTAGAAACGCTTGCGGTTATAGCTATGATATATGCAAAGCTGACAATGGAACTCATATAACCGATGGAATATTTAAAGGTCCTAACGATGGTGGTCAGTGGGACACCTACGAAGAAGCATTGGAAGCTGGAATACAGAAAGCAATTGAACTAATATAAAATACAAAATTATGAAACCATTTGATTTAGAAAAAGCAAAAGCAGGTGCGCCTCTATGCACAAGAGAAGGATTTAGAGCTAGAATTATATGTTTTGATGCAGATAACGATAGATTCCCTATTGTTGCTCTACTTAAAAGCGATAATGGCAAAGAATATCCCGCTTCTTTTACTAAAGAAGGACGATTTTCTGATGGGGAAGTAGACTCCTCAAATGATTTATTAATGGAGGGAATAAAGAAAGAAGGATGGATAAATATATATGAAGCATTGAAAGAAAGATGTATTGGAGCGGTTTACAACTCAAAAGAAACAGCCATGCGTATGAAAGTTAATGAAAAAGATATTACATACATAACTACAGTTAGAGTAGAATGGGAGGAATAATCATGAAGAAAATAATGTTTAACGATAAATTTGGCTTAACCCAAGCCGTATTAGATGGTCGAAAGACTATGACGAGAAGAATAATCAAATGTCCAAGAACTTTTAGGGGAGAATGGGTCGCAGGATTCAATATACACAGAAGTCCTTCTGATAAAAAGATAGTTGGCTTTCCTTGTATGTACGATGCAGATGAAAGAGAGTTTGATATGGGCGAGATATTGCCGAAATATAAACTTGGTGAAGTCGTTGCCATTGCGCAAAGTTATGAAAGCGTTTATCATGAATGTGGACTTGAAACAATGGATATGTTAGTTTCAAGTCTTAAATATAACGCTGGTTGGACTAATAAGATGTTTGTGAAAGCCGACCTTATGCCCCACCATATCAAAATTACCGGGATCAAGGTTGAACGCCTACAGGACATTAGCGATGAAGATTGCTTGAAAGAGGGGATTATTCATGTGTCAACTTTTCTTGGACAAAAAATATATCATACCCCACATGTAAACGGATCTTACTTGTCAACGAACGTAGCCCAAGAAGCTTTTGCCTACTTGATAGACAAAGTATCCGGCAAAGGTACATGGGAAAGTAATCCGTTTGTATTTGCTTACGAGTTTGTGTTATTTGACTAAGGGAGGAATAGCCATGCCAATAAGCGAAGTTATGAACCAAGCAGACAGCAACCTACTGGCGGAATGTATGAAGGAAGCTGGTAGGTTACTGAAATAGTTACTTCAATAGTTTTGTGTGCTACTATAAGCCCTATTAGGGCTTTATTCGGTATTTTTAGTTTGTGAAATGGATAAAATTAAGAAAAGATGTGTGCTGCACCTAAAGGAAACCAATTTTGGAAGTTAAGAAGTAAACATGGACGTGACAAGTTGTTTGCTACTCCTGATTTATTGTGGGAAGCGGCTTGTGAATATTTCGCTTATTGTGATAAGCACCCTTGGAAAGTGGTAAAAGATAAAACAAAGGGTAAAAATAAAGAAAAGGAGGAATCTCCTACTCAATGCCCCTATACTCTAACAGGATTATGCTCCTATTTAGATGTTAGTGAGGAATATTGGAGAGAATTTAAGAAAGCTGGACATGAAGATTTTTTTGGGGTCATTACACGTGTAGAAAACATAATCAAGTCTCAACAGCTAGAAGGTGCTATTGTCGGAGCGTTTAATGCTAATATTGTCTCTCGCATTAATGGATTGGCGGACAAGCAAGAAATAGATCATACTAATGCAGGCAAAGAGTTTAAGGGATTCAACTTTTTACCATATACTCCTGAAGTAGGCTAAGAAAAATGATTGATAGTAAAGTCAACATAAAGCAAAGGTTAGCGTACAATTATCTTCGTGATAATGAAACGAAATTTTTGTTGTATGGTGGAGCCGGTGGAGGTGGTAAGTCTTGGCTGGGCTGTGAATGGTTAATGCAATGCGCTTATTACTTACCCGGCACACGTTGGTTTGCGGGAAGAAATAATTTAAAAGATAGCCGCCAATCAATTACTGTCACATTTGATAAAGTTGCAAAGTGGCATGGCTTCACATCATTTACCAATACGGATGATGGAATATCATTTTATAATGGTTCAGAAATAATCTTCCTTGATCTGACATATTATCCGGTTAAAGATCCAATGTACGAAAGATTAGGATCTAAAGAGTTTACTGGAGGTTGGATAGAAGAGGCTGGGCAAGTTCATTACCTCGCTTTTGAAGTCCTTAAAACTCGCATAGGGAGACATTTAAATGATGTTTATAATATACAGGGGAAAATATTAATAACATGTAATCCTAAAAAGAATTGGCTTTATAGAGACTTTTATAAACCATGGAAAGAAGAAAAATTATATTCTCCTTATGCTTTCATCCCCGCATTAGTTCAGGATAATCCATACGCAACAGATGATTATCTTGAATCTTTACGGAACACAAAAGACAAAGTAACAAAAGAGCGTTTGCTTTATGGAAACTGGGAATATGATAGTGATCCAGCCGTACTATGCGAATACGATGCTATATGCGACTTATTTGTAAACGACCATGTTAAAGCCGTCGGCATCTCTTCCGCTTCTGCTGACCTTGCAATGAAGGGGCGTGATAGATTTGTGGCCGGGCATTGGATCGGAAATGTTTGTACTATCCGAATAGATAAAGATTTCAGTCCAGGAAAGATGATTGAGACCGATCTAAAAAATATGATGATAGAGTGCAAAATTCCTCGTAGTATGACGATTGTAGACTCTGACGGATTAGGAGCCTACCTAGAAAGTTACTTGACAGGAATCAAAGAGTTTCACGGAGGTAGTAGGCCAATAAACCCAGAATATGATAATCTTAAATCAGAATGCGCTTTTAAGCTTGCAGAATTGATTAATTCTCGGAGTTTAAGGGTTGTGTGTTCCGAACATCAAAAAGAGCATATAACGGAAGAATTAGGCGTATTAAAACAGGATCATATAGACGCTGATACTAGAAAGAAGGGTATTATCAGCAAAGATAAAATGAAGGAGATATTAGGTCGTTCTCCTGATTATTTGGATATGTTGATAATGGCAATGTTTTTTCGAATTAAACCTATACCACAAAGACCAAAAGCAAAATTAGGACAGATATGACAGTAAAAGAATTTTTAATAAAGAGCGATGTTTGCCGGGATCAGGAAGAATTGAGAAAGCAGATAGAGGAACTTCCGAAGCCGGAATTTATCGGGAATAAGCGCACTCCTTCCGATTTGAATGATATAACCATGGGACAGCTGATAATGCTTCAATCTATGGGAGATTCTAAAGATGTTGCGTTGATTCCTTGTAAGACGCTTCTTTGTATGGAAGAAAAGGAAATATTATCTGCAAAAGCGGAAACCATATTGGGATTTTCCATGTGGGTGATAACGGAGGTAGACCGGATAAATAAACTATTTTCTTCCACAAGCGTAAAACCGACAAAAGAAGAAAAACAGGCGGGAATTGAAAAACTATCATTTGGAATGTTTGGAATGATAGACCATTACGCATTAAGAATGGGTATTTCTAATCATGAAGATGTTGAAAAGGTGCCATGGGTTCGTATCTACAAATGTTTGGATATTGATTCTGAAAAAGCAAAGTTTCAGAGGAGATTACAGGATGTATATGCAAGAAATAATAAACTGTCAAAGTGATACGTTTTTTGAAAGAAAATGAAAATTGTTCACCGGACAAGTATAACAAAATGATATTATAATGACAACAGTAGAGCAAAAGATAAAAAGCGTAGTTGATAAGATGGAGGGATTGACCTATGTCTTTGATAATTGGCAAACTGCCAATTTGAGGTTGGATAAGCTTCCTTTTCCAGCAGTGGTAAATGTACTTCCTGTTTCCGGACGCTTTAACCTGAACAAAAATCAATTAAAAGATTACCCAAATTGCTTGATTGCTTTCATGGATAAGATAGATTTTGATTTCGACGGAACAGAAGCAGATCAGAAAATAGAACTTTGCAAAAGCTATGCTAAAGAGTTTATACTTCGTTTGAATGAAAGTGGATTATTTGAGTACATAGAAGGAGATATTTACTATTCTACTACCTATGAAGGGTTGGATTCTAATGTGGCTATTGTTGCAATAGAACTGCAGTTGAAGGAAAGACAAGGGCTTTTGCTTTGTTACGGTAAGGCTATAGGTGAAATATTTAAAAAGATAAGGGATTCTCTTTATGGCAGGGAAGGATGAAGCATTAGGAATTATAAAATATGAGTTAACCGATCTCCGCCAAAGGATAATCGACAATCATATAAGAGCGAGGCAAAAAGCTAGCGGAAAAACTATTGCAAGCTTACGGGTTGAAATAACAGAAAACAGCGGTATTCTTTGGGGAAGGAAAGCTTTTGGGACCTTAGAAACCGGAAGAAGGCCGGGAAGAGTTCCTAAAGGATTCTATAAAATAATCCTTGACTGGATAGAGGCTAAAGGGATAAGGGTAGAGAAACCTAAAACTTTCGCTTATTTCATTGCGAGAAAGATTGCAAGAGAGGGCACGCAACTTTATAGAGACGGAGGTAGAGATGATATTTACTCAAAAGAAATTGAACGCACAATTCAGTCTGTCATGGAGAAAGTTTTCGGCATATTCGAAAGAGATATTAAACATATAAATTTAAATAGCAATGAGAACAGAGGAGTTTAATGGACATACGATAACATATCCGGACGAAACTTGTTTTGCTTTTAATCCGCAAATTATAACGATAGATAATTTGACCGGTTCTGTTATATTTTATGTTGGAGACTATTCAGACATGAGGGAGCCTATATCAGGCAAAGTATCTATCGACATTTCAGAATATCTAAGATCGCTACTTAGATTTGATTACACAACTATACCTAACTCAAAAAGCATTCATATTCAAATTGATATTGATGGTCCGACATTTGAATTTTATATAAATGTGATTTGGGGAGCTATGAATATAGGAGAGGTATTTAACCCTTCAAGGACGGTTACTATGTTTAGAAACTTCCCTTCTACTATTTCCATTTACAGCAATGGAGAAATAAATGTAAGATATGATGCGGAAGAATATACCTCTGTTGAAGTTGAAAAAACAGGGTTATTACACAAAGATTTCTCCGAATTATTTAAGGATGCAAAGGAGTTCGGCATGATTAAGATACTTAATACCCCAGAGGCTCCCAGCACATTTCAATATACTTTCGATCGGACGTTTAAACCTCTTCCTGATGATGCTGTTCTTATCAAGGTTCTATTTAATGATTGCACTAAGGGAATACATCTACGTTGGTTGGATCGTCACGGATTCCTTCAGTATTGGCTTTTCCAAGAGGGGGATTTGACCGGACAGTCTTCCAATGAAGGGGAGCAATTAAACGTTGATTATAGCAATATAAAATACGTTTACAATGGAATGAGCCGTTATCAAGGCAAAACATATCAAACGACACGAAAGGCTTGTGCTACGCTCGTAGAACGAGAAACATTCAATATGTTATCTTCTATCCATTCTTCTCCTATTGTCGATATGTATATTGATGAAAACTGGATACCGGTTAATATTGTAGCTGGCTCATTCACAGATAATGGAGCAGACCTTCAAGACTTTGAAATTCAAATAACTATGCCGGAAACTATTACACAGATGCTATGACAAGAGACGAATTATATATTAACGGTGATAAGGTTGATGTTGGAGATACTGATATTAGCCTGAACTATAAAAGCAATCTGCTCACTGATATTAGTAAGATTGTGAGCAATAACAGTTATACGATAAAACTTCCTAAAACAGCAAAGAATCTGGCTTTGATTGAGTGCGCACATCTTCCCAGTTCAACTACTAAATTCCCATATCTTAAACATGTAGGGAATGTTTTACGAAATGGAATAATAATTGTGAAAGATGCGAATGTTGTTTTGTTATCTGTGTCTGAATATATCGAAACTGCTTTGTCTTGGGGAAATGTAACTAATTTTGCGGAAGTAGTAAGTAGTGATAAGAAATTGACAGATTTGGAATATGGTACAGAAGAGGGAACAGATTGGGTAGTATGGAACAATAAAGGGAGTAATTCTGCGCAATTTCCCTTGATTAATTACGGATTTAATTCCGGTGATTCAAATGTGTGGTATCATCCGGTAATTACTGTCAAATGGATCCTAGAAAAGATTCAAGAAGAAAGCGGAGTAACGTTTAATTTCCCTTCTGATAAAAAGACTTTTATAGATAAAATGATTGTTCCTCTTCTAACGAGGAATGATTCACAAAAGATAAACGATGCTTTCCCATCTTCTTTGCAAATGGTTGGATATGTGATAGTAGAAAGCACTTTTTCTTATCTAAAGTTAAACTATATAGGAGATAGTACCCAACAGTATGCAAGTGTTGGTGGTCCTTATGGAGATAGATTGTATACCAAATATCCTATCACATTGAAAGTTAAAGGAACTATTGAAATGTTGGTTCAATACAATTCTGGGATGGATGTAAATAACCAGTATTTGAATTTGAGAGTGTCACAGTCTGATTCTTCTGGTAATATATCTAGCGTATCTACTATAGAAAGAAAAAACTATGCTGCATATATTGAGGCTCCTAACGTTAGATTACTTTTCAATTTTGACGATCTAGTATCTATTGAATCTGACGAATTTATGCATTTTACTATAAAAGCCATTGCTACAGGAGCAAGTAGTAGCGTATTGTCTTTAACGGTGTATGATCGTAATGAAATATCTTTTGGTGAGAAATTCCCCTTAGTTCCCAATCTTCCGGACATCAAGCAAATAGACTTCATCAAAGCCGTTGCCTCAATGGTTGGTTTGTTTGCTTTACCGGATGGCGAGAACGGGATCAAGTTTATTCCCTTTGATAATCTGTCTGCAAACAAATCTAAAGCTGTAGACTGGACGAATCGTGTGATAATGGCTTATAATAGCGTAACGCCAAGAAACTTACAGTACACCCTTGATAACATTGCTCAAAACAACTGGTTCCGGTATAAAGAAGATGATAATGTCATGGGAAACTATGACGGAAATATCCAGGTTGATGATGCCACGATTGAGTACGAACGTGATGCCATCACTTTGCCTTTCTCCGCCTGCAGTACAAAAGGAGGCGTTGCTTATATTCCTCTTTATTCTTATAACGAGGAAGGAGAGTTGGAGTATAACAAAACAAATCCCCGGATATTATTGCTTGATGGCACGAAGGGAATATTCAAGGGGCTAGAATGGACTACCTTAATTGCAAATAACTATCAGACGTACAAAGGACTAATCAATAATGCAAAGGTAGTAACCGAGTATATCCGTCTTAACAGTATCGAGTTACGGGACTTAGAGATGGATATACCGGTTTATTTGGCTCAATATGGTTGTTATCTGGCTATCATAGAGATAAAGACCAAAGAGAACGATATATGCGAGTGTAAACTTTTAAAATTGTAATACTATGGCAGAAGATGCAGTAGAAAAAGTATTAGAGATAAAAGTCCGATATGATGATGCGATCCGGAAGATTGCAGAATATCGGAAGCAACTTGATGTTTTAAAGCAGGTTGAGAAAACATTAACGGAAGATGTAAAGAAAGGAAGAATCAGTCGTGATGCTTATAATATAAAGCTGACTGAAACCAAAATTGCATCACAAGAATACATAGAGGCTATTCGTGTACTCAATAAAGAGATACAGAATAACCGAAAGATTGAGCAGGAACAAGAAGGAAGCCTGAAACAACTTCGTGCTCAACTATCTAACCTCACAGCCGAGTATGATAGTCTTTCGGAAGCGGAAAGAAATGCCGCCAAAGGTCAAGAATTAAAGAATAGTATAAACAATATTACAGATTCTATAAAAGGAGCTGAAGAAGAAACACAAAGATTTTATAGAAGTGTTGGAAGTTATGAAGAGGCTATCAAAAATGCGGTATCTTCCAATGTTCCCTTTATAGGGCAACTAATACAAATGCAAGAAGGAGCCGGAGGATTGAAAGGAGCATTTAATGCGGGAACAGTAGCAGTTAAGGCTTTTTCTAAGCAATTACTCGTTTTGTTGGCTAATCCTATTATAGCAATCCTATCTGCTATAGCTCTAGCTGTTATGGCGGTCGCAAAGGCTATTAATTCAAGTGAGGAAGCATCTAATAGATGGAGTATTATCATCGCTCCATTAAAAAGGGCTTTGGATGGACTTCTAAGCGTTATTCAGTTTGTTGCAGGAGCAATCTTATCTGTAGTAGAAGCTGGTGCAAAACTGAATGACTGGATTTATACCCAACTTGAAAAATTGCCGGTATTGGGGAAATTGTATAAGCAGTATAATGATGCGAATAGAGAGGCTATAGAGTTAGCGAAAGAAGAAATTGCCATAAGGCAACAATCCAGAAAGGATGAAGTACAGAACGCTAAAGACCAATTAGAAGTTGCTAAGTTGAGACAGCAGGCCAAGGATAAAGAAAAATTCACAGCAGAGGAACGACTGAAATTCGTGGAACAGGCTAATAAATTGGAAGAAGAGCAATCGAAAAGAAATGTTGAATTGGCGACAAGAGAATATGAATTATTGAAGAAACGTTCTGAATGGGCTGAAAACGATGCCGAAACGAATGACAAATTGGCTAAATTGGAAGCTGCCAAATTTAATGCAGAGAAAGAGTACTATGCTAAAACAATGGAATTATTGGAGCAGACCAATACTATAAAATCAGAAATTGCAGCAGAAGATAAAGCTAGGGCTGAAGAAGCAAAAAAACAAGCAGAAGAATATGCCCGTATTGTAAAAGAGCAAAAAGATAAAGAGATAGAAGCCATTCGACAAGCAGAAGATGCTATGTTGACTTTGGTCAAAGATGGAGCAGATAAGCAGCGTCATCAAATAAATCTCTCATATTCCCGTGAGATTGAGGATTTAAAGAAGAAACTTAAAGAGGAGCAAAATCTTACTGCTAAAGCTAGAGACGCCATACTTACCACAATTAAGGCTAAAGAGAAAGAACGTGAAATAGAACTGCAGAAGTTGGCATATGAACAGATAACCAAGGAAATTGAAAACCGCCAAAAACTTATCTCTTTACAATTAGAATCTGTAAAGGAGGGGAGCGAACAGGAATATCAATTAAAAATGAATCAACTTCTGGCGCAGCAAGAGTTGGAGCTTTCAAATACGGAACTTACCGAGCAGATGAAAATTGCCATACGTGCAAAATATGATAAGCAGTTGGAAGAGTTGGTTAATACTCGAAACGCTAATATTGCTAAACAAGAGCAGGAGGCAATAAGGCTTCGTTTTGAAACAGAAATAGCAGAATTGCATGGAAATGAAGAAGAAATTCTCCGTGTTAAAGTTGAGCAAAGAAAAGCTGAATTAGACGCTATCCAACAAATGGAAGGTGAAAGTATCGAGGCATTTAATCTGCGTAAATTAGAGGCTGAAAATGCATACATTGATGCAAAGCAAGAATTAACAGATAAGGAGATTGCTATAGAGCAGGCCAAATATGATGCAGTTGCCCAAATTACTGGAGGGCTTATATCTCTGACTGAACAATTAGGAGAAAGTAATGAAGGGCTGGCTAAATTCTCTAAGATATTGGCTTTGGGTGAAATAGCAGTAAATACAGGAAAGGCAATTGCTGCAGGTGTTGCGCAGGCGCAATCAGTGCCTTTTCCAGGTAATATTGCAGCTATTGCAACAACTGTCGCTACTATCCTTGCCAATATTGCAACTGCTATTAAAACCGTAAAGTCCGCCAAGTTTGCAACCGGTGGTTTAGTTACTGGGCCGGGTACCGGAACGAGTGATAGTATACCGGCACAACTAAGTAACGGAGAATCGGTAATGACAGCAAGAACTACGGAGTTATTCGCTCCGATCCTTTCCTCATTTAACCAAATGGGGGGCGGTGTTCCGATAAACATTACCGCATCAAGTAATCAGACCATGGGAGAGGATATGCTTGCTAGGGCAGTTGCAAAAGGAGTCCAGATGATGCCTAATCCTGTAGTATCTGTAACTGAAATAAACACAGTTGGAAAACGAGTTGAAGTACTTGAAAATTTAGGTAGCCTATGACAGCATACGAATTATTATCAATGAATGCGTTAGCCTTAAAAGCTATGTGCGATAAATCCTTGAATGTGTCCGATATTAAATATCTGGATTTATATAAGGAATACTCTCTGATGATTAAAGAAGGGCATAAAAAGACTTACATAATGCAATATCTTTCCGATCAATATAATATATCGGAAAGGATGGTTTACAACGTTATTGAGAAGCTTTCCTCTAACGTTGATTTATAGTTTAAGGGTGGGCGTTGCTCACCCTCTTTTTTACTGAAACGATTACTTCAGTGCAATTTTAGTCCTACATTCTTATAGCCGTATCTGGTTTAGTAACTTTGTTACAAACAATTACAGATATATGGCTAAATTATACATCAACAAAGACATTGCTGCTGATGCTGATAAGGTAAAATATTGGCTAACAGGTAACGATTCAATTTCTTTCCCTGATATACAGGGCTTTATAGACTGGATTCCCAACGATGATAATAGAATAGATATTGAGCTTCATTCTTGTGGTGGAGACTGCACAGAAGCTTATGCTATTTATGATGCTTTACGTGCTTCTGGAAAGGAAATATCATGTAAGGTTGTAGGAAATGCTGCATCTATGGCTACAGTAATTTTACTTGCGGCACCACTTGAACGAAGAAGCGCATATCAACATGCCGAGCTGTTGATTCATTCTCCTTATTACCCGTCCGGTGCAAGAATTGGGGATATAACCTTGGCTAAATTGGAAGAATTGAAAAGCGATCTGGAAGCAGAAAAAGAAAAGATGCTTAATCTCTATGTAGATCGCACAGGACAATCAAGAGAAGTATTAGAGGCGCAGATGGCAACAGATAGCTGGTTTGATGCAGAGAAAGCTATTGAGCTGGGATTTGTGTCTTCTATTGTTCCGGCTGCTTCTGCATCTGCATCCAAACCAGAGCTTAATAGTAATCTTAATATTGAAAGTATGGCAAAAGAAGAAAAGAAAGTGACAGTTGCACAGGCATTTCACATGCTTGGTGTTGCTTTGGGGGTAGTAAAGGAAACTCCTGAAGCTGTCGGAATGGTAATTACTACATCAACCGGTGATGAGTTGACTGTAGAACGTGAGGAAGGAGAAATTCAGGTTGGTGATCCGGCTTCTCCTGATGGTGAATTTGTATTAGAAGACGGACGCACGGTTATCGTGGTTGATGGAGTTATTACGGAGATTAAGGATCCTTCTTCCAACGAAGAAGATACACAAGCCTTGAAAGACCGTATTGCAGAACTAGAAGCAGAGAACGCTTCTCTAAAATCAAGTGCAAAGAGTGAAACCGATGCTCGTATCATTGCGGCTGTAGAAAAAGCAGGCGGAGAAGCTTGGTTAAAAAAGGCCACTGGTTCTTATGTGCCTGCAGGTCGGTCGTATACTCCACAGACAAAGAAAGATGAAGAAACAAAACCGGTGAGCTTGGTGGAACGAAAGTTAGAAGAAGCGAGAGATAAAAATAAAAAGAGATACTCAAAAAAGGTATAAGGTATGAATATTTTAGATTCAGTAAAAAACTTGACGAAGGATAACGGAGCGGTAAAAAGCTTGCGTGATCTATTAGTGTTGACGAACTTTGTTGATGAATCCTTGGAGCAGTTCTTTACGTTTGTTCAAAATGTACAGAACGGGCAAAAACTTGGATGGACCGGAGAAATGGAAGATGTAGGCTGGGCTGGTGCTCCCTGTAATCCTACTTATAAAGATGTTACTGTACAGGCAGCGGAAAAGACATGGGATATTGGACAATGGTCAGTTCCTTTGAAATGGTGTTATGAGGACTTCATGAACACTATTGCTGAATATGCGCTAAAGACCGGTACAGATATTGGTGATTTGACAAGCACGGAGATTATGGATGTTATCATTTATCCGGCTCTTGACCTTGCAATTAAGCGCATGTTCTGGCGTTTTATTTGGTTTGGCGACAAAGAAGCTCAAAACGTGTCAACAGGACAAATCACAGATGGGGTAGATGTTGAACTGTTCAAACCGTGCAATGGTTTCTGGAAACAATTATTTGCCATCGGTGCAGCCAATACAGGTCAAAGAGTGAATATTGCAGCCAACAGCGAAACTTCTACTGCAGCACAGTTGAGCGGAATTAAAACGGCCAATGTTGCAATCGGAATCTTTGATTCATTGCTTGAAAACGCTGATCCTCGTATTGCTGCAATGGAAGGTGCTGCTATTTATTGTACTAAGTCTTTAGGCGATGCCCTTACCAAAGATTTGAAACGTGAATACAAAGAGATTCTGACATGGGAACAAATCTTTAAAGGTTTGGATGTAACAGAGTACAATGGAGTTATGGTATATAGGGTTTCTATTTGGGATCGCTTTATTCAAAAATACCAGAACAATGGAACTAAGCTGAATCTTCCTCACCGTGCGATTTATGGTTCTCCAAAGCAGCTGTTTGTTGGTTCTCCCGCAAATCAAATTATTTCTGATTTGGAAATTTGGTTCAATCAGGATGAAAGAGTAACCAAGGCTTATTCAGCTGGTCGCCTTGGCTGTTTGATTGGAGAGGATAATTTGTTCCAACTTGCTTATTAAGAAAGGAGATTTTATGTCAGGAGTTTGTGACAATTTAATCAAAAAGGACATCGCACCGTCGTGCGATGATCCTATTGTTCCGGGAATAGAACAGGAAGGCGTTATTGCTAATCGATCTGATGTTGATTTTTCCGCAACCACTTTCAATTCAACTCGAAAGAATGTGATTGAAACGTTGGCGATGAAATCCGGCAAGAAAGCATATAAAGTTGTGGTTTATGGCGGTACTCCTTTTACAGGGACAAATGTAGCGTTGGCTACAGGGACATATCGTAATACATTTACTAACACCGTTAATATGGTCGTTTTGGCTAATGACCCTGATGTATGTGGTGATATTATTGACGGATTAGCAAATGGGGAGTTTGTCGTTGTTCTGGAAAATAAATCCAAGGGCTTGCAAAAGGAAACTAATCCGGGAGATTCTGCATTCCAAGTATATGGCTATTATCAAGGCCTAAAAGCTGCAGAAATAAGCAATGATAAGTATTCAGAAGACACAGATGGTGGTTGGTCTATCAGCCTTACGGAAACGAAAGTTCCTAAATCCGCTTTATTCTTGTATAAAACAAGTTATGAAACAACTAAAGCGGCTGTAGATGCTCTTACATCTGTTGTAGGAGGGTAAATCATGGAATTATTAAAAGTGGTTGGTAAGTTGGAAGAATTGAGAGAACGTGATGTTCTCTCTTCTTCCGACAAACTTGACATTGAATTAATGTACAGAGACGTTTTCGGGAGGAATTTCGTTAAAACATCTTGTAATGACTGTTACCATGATGCTGTGATTGAAATGTATATACATCTAAAAAAAACAGGTAAAATGAAGGAAAAATCAAATTACATATTGAAAAATGGTGTTGTCCTACAAAAAGAGTTTGGAAGTGGGGAAATGTATACCAATGAGAACATTACCGATGAATTTGCAGAAAACTATTTGTCGGATAATCCAAAAGGTATCATGTTTTTTGCAGGCTATCCTGCAGATTGGGAGAATAAAGTAAGAAAACGTGTACTGAAACGAGAATCTATTAGCGATGAACTTATAGCAATTATTGTTGAAGCATTTGATAGTGGAGTTTCAGAAGATTCATTGCTGGCCGAACTTACAAATTATGAGCTTGGTGGACGAAAAATCACCGAAAAACAATTGAACAATCATCTTTCAAAGGCGAAAGACATAATTGCAAAAAGAAAAGACGCTGAAAAGCTGGATAAACAGCAGGAAAAGAAAGAGGAGAATATTGAAAAGTCAGAGAAAACAGAAGAAAAATAATCCATTATGAGGGTAAAGGACCTTAAAAAGAAAAGCAGTAACCGAGTAGATGTATCTTACTTGCGTCAGTTTGGAATACAAGGGTTTGGAGATGACAACCTTTACCCTCAAACTCTCCGCAATATCATTGCTGCAAGCTCTACCGGAAGCGAATGTGCAGAGCGATATGCCAATTTTATCGAAGGTAACGGATTTAAAGACATTCGTTTTTCTGAATATGTCGTAAATAGAAAAGGAGATACCGTAGATGATATTCACGCTCTTGTATGCCCTGACGTAGGAGATTTTGACGGAATGTCATTACATGTTAATTATAACATATTTGGAGAAATATGTGAATTGAATTATGTCCCTTTTGAAAATTGCAGGCTTTTGGAAGAAGATTCTAACGGGTATGTTGCAAAGATAGCAGTTCATCCGGATTGGAGCGGCAAAAAGACACGTGCCGGTAAACCTCTTCAAGTAAAAAAAGAAAATATTGATTTTATAGATGTGTTCAATCCTCGAAAAGAGGTGGTTTTAGCTCAAATAGAAGCTGCTGGCGGTATTGAGTATTATAAAGGACAGATTCTATGGTTGTCCGGAGGCGGAAAAAATGTTTACCCTCGTTCACGTGCCGATAGAGTTGTAACAGAAATGAGTACAGACGAAGGCTTAGCTAACGTGAAGTTTAGAAATGTTCGTTGTAATTTTCTATCAGCCGGTATTGTTATAACCAAAAAAGGACAAAGTATTGCCGGAGAGGATTCATCAGGTTTAAATGATAATGACGGTTTTTCTGATATGCTAGGAAAGTTACAGGGAGACACTAACTCATTAAAGATGCTTGAAGTTGAAATTAGCTCTGATGAAGAAAAACCGGAGTTTGTCGATCTGTCATCAAAGAATTACGATAAAGAGTTTTCCGTTACGGATGCGAGTGTAGTAGAAAGAATATATTCTGCGTATGGTCAAGAACCTTGGTACTGCATCCGTATTGGTAAAGTCGGTTTTTCTGGTGATATTTTGGAAGATGCTTTTGAATACTATAATTCTATTGTTTCTAAACAACAACGCATGATTGAACGGGCTTTTCAAAAGATTTTTGACGGTTGGTATGAAGTGGCTAATCCTTCAAATGATTACAGTGTTGAACCTCTTAAATATGTGAGAAATGCAGCAGTATCTAATAACAGCAGAGGAGGTATCTAAACTTTCCCGTGATATGTCTATTCATTTGGATGATTCTAAAATTGAGACATATATTCGTGAATCTGAAAATATTGACATCAAGAGTGCATTAGGAGATGCATTATTTCTTGAAGTAAAGGAACATCCTGAAAAATATAATATTCTTCTTAATGGTGGGGAATATGATAGCGAGTGCGGCGTCAGACAGTCCTTTGTTGGTCTTAAAACAGCACTTGCTTATTATACTTATGCCCGTATCGTAAAAAATGGAGATGGCAATGTTACTCGTTTTGGATTTGTAAATAAAGAATCTGAATATTCATCCCGTCCGGACATAAAAGAGAAAGTTATGGCTTACAATGATACATTCAGTATTGCGGACAGATATTTAAAAGAGTGTGTACAGTATTTGAATGATTGCAAAAATGACTTCCCTCTATATAATGGTGGAGGGAAATTGAAGGCAAATAGAACGGTTTATCGAATAATTGGAGAATGATATGGAAGCAGAAGGATTATTAGATAGGGCAAAGCAAATCAGAGATGAAAAAGAGGACGGAGCGAATACGGCGTTGCGTGTTGGCGGTCTGATGGTTGATATGGTTAAATCTTTCGGGAATCAATCTTTTGAGATTTTGGGGCATTATAACACTTTAGAAGAATTAAAATTGGCTTTTCCTGATGGTCCTACACAAAAGGGTTTGTACGCTGTAGGAGAAAAGCCATATAGTTATTATGCTTATTACGACGGAGATTGGCAGGATCAGGGAAAATTGATGGAAGAATTATCTGTATATAAGTCTTCTTTATCTTTTGGAGAAATAGAAGACGGATCTATTGTCACTAACGATCAGTTAATAGAAATAGCCGCAATTACTAATGCTTGGAAAGTAGGAAAGATCGTATACGTTATAGATGAAAAAGGTGCTTTTTATAATTTAGGAGCATTAAATATTCAAATAGCAGATGATAATACTGAATGCTCTTTTTTAGCGTTTGGTCAAAACCGTCATTTGTGTATTTTTAGATGTGAACCTTCTATTCCGTCTTCAACATGGAATGTATTTCCTGTTGGTAATGATCTGTTTGCTTTAATCGAACATACGCATGTTGCTGGAGACATTACAGAAGAATACAATAAAAAGTTTATGACTGACGATGAGAAGTCTAAATTAAAAGATATTGATCTGTCTCAATATGCTAAAGCCGACCTTTCCAACGCTATAGAGGTTTCTTTGGGAGCAAACGGTTATGCCAAGTTCAATAATGGGCTTTTGATACAGTGGGGGACAAGAGTCGGAGCAACCGGGGGGGCAATTAATCTGTATTTTCCTACCAGTTTCTATAATACTGATTATAACATTTATTTCACTGGAGCAATAAATAATACAGGTGAATCTTTTATATATGCTCCGGGGTATGACCTTAATGGTAAATATACATCATATTGTAGAGTTCTCACCCGTGGAATAAATTCAACTCCGGCTATTGTTTGGACTAGCTGGAATTTTACATGGTTTGCAATTGGTAGATGGAAATAAGGAGGTAATATTATGGGAAAAATATATTGGAAAAATGGTTTCTATGATAAACCACAAGAAGGAGCAGTAGAAATATCGGTGGAGTACTGGCAGGAATTGCTTGACGGTCAATCATCCGGAAAAGAAATCAAGGAGAACGAAAGCGGTTACCCGGTATTGGTTGAGCATGAGTACACCATTGATGAATTGAAAGAGATAAAGATCGCAGAGATCAACGCTTACGACAAGTCGGATGCTGTAAACTCCTTGACGCTGGACGGAAAACAAATATGGCTGGATAAAGACACCCGTGTAGGATTAGTCAACTCAATAAACATAGAAAAAGAAGCGGGCCGGGTATATACTACTTTGTGGTACAATGCGGAGAAGTATGTAATTCCCGTAAATGACGCTTTAAATATGCTTGACCAATTAGAATTATACGCTCTTGATTGCTACAATACTACACAGGCTCATATTGCAGCCGTGAAAAATTTGCTTAGCAAAGAAGAGGTTAATTACTATAATTATAAAACCGGTTATCCGGAGAAACTCAATTTTGTATTATAAACTATAAACAGATAAAGCTATGATTCTACTAGTATTAATGTCGTTCATCCTCATTGCCGGCTACGTCTTTGCAATGATTAAAAAGATGGAGGAAATTCCTTACTCTATCAGTGACACCTACTATGCCCTGACGCATAAGTTTTGGTTCGGTTTGTGCATGATCGGCTCCGGTGCATTGCTTCTTCCGGCAGCATTTGAAGCAAGTACGGAAAACAGCCAGTTTCTTGTATTCCTTTCGGTTGTCGGGATGATTGTATTGGGGGTATCTCCTAATTTTCGAACAGAACAAAAAGTTCCTCACTGTATCGGCGCTGCCATGTCTTTGATCTTCTCCCAGATATGGGTAGGTTGCAATTCTTGGTATTGGCTTTTACTATGGGCTGGATTCATCGCTTACATGGTTATCTCCATGAGTGAGCACTGGACCGGCAATTTCATCTCTGACTTCATAAAGAGAAAGCCTATGTTCTGGATAGAGGTAGTTTCGTTGTTAACCGTTTATCTAACTTGTATCTTATGAAAGAAGCAATAGTACATACCACAACCGGAGGATTTGCCGCAATAGCCACTGCATTTGTTGCCGAATCATTGCAAAATATGATTCCATGGCTGATTGTCTCATGTGCTGTAATCCTCTGTGATCTCCTATTCGGAGTAAGGAAAAGTATACTAATGGGTGAAAAGGTAAGATTCTCACGTGCGATCCGTGCCACTATGGGAAAGATGGTCACTTACTTTGCTTTCGTCTGCATGGTCTGCATGATTAGCGTAGCAAGCCACAATGAATATCCTATAGATGTGTATTCCTGCTTATTGGTATGCTTCATAGAGGGATGCTCGATAGTTGGGAATATACTGAAGCCAAAGGGGATTAACATCAATCTTATCGGGGCTTTGGGTGTGTTTGGTAAGAAGGTGTTTAAGGTTGATAAGGAAGATGTGAAGGATATAATCGAAAAAGAGGAAATACATGAATCAAATAAATAAAATATATAACGAGGATTGTCTTGAGGGTATAAAACGCATTCCTGATGCAAGTATAGACTGCATTTTAACCGACCCACCCTATCTCTATTTGAAGGGGCAGAAATTAGATCGTCCGTTTGATGAGCACGCTTTATTCACAGAATTTAAACGGGTGTTAAAGCCTACGGGATTTATCGTTCTGTTCGGTCGCGGTACGTCATTTTATCGCTGGAATACCATTCTATCAGATTTAGGACTTAAATTTAAAGAGGAAATTATCTGGGATAAAGGTTATTGCACTTCACCATTAATGCGATTATCTAGGGTACATGAAACCATATCTATTAATTCAATGCCTAAAGCTACTATTAATAAATGCAAAGTTCCGTATCTTGAGATGAAACAGTACGACATAGCAAGTGTAATACAGGACATCAAGAGGTTGCGTTCGGTATTTACTCAATCTAAATCAATGGAATCTGTTAAAAAATTTTTAGAGAACAACTGTCGGGATACTTCTGATAGCTGGGAAGCAAACAACATATCAATATCATCTGATATTACTAAGGAAGATAGATGTGTATCTGTCATGCGTATGTTTGAACAAGGCATGAATGAGAAAACAATTATTAGGGTAGATAGAACAGACTGCGAAACGTTTACAAAATTTGGAATAAACTCGGATAAACGTAAAACTGGTGATAGATGTTGCAATGTTATGCAATCAATGGAATTTGGATTAAATGAAAAGTCGATTATAAAATGTGCACGAGATCATTACTCCGCAATACACCCTACCCAGAAGCCGGTTAGGTTGATTGAACGGCTATTAGCATTAGTCACGCAACTAGGTGATGTCGTATTAGATCCGTTCTCTGGAAGTTGTTCTACTGCTGTGGCTTGTATCAATACCAATCGAAAGTTTATTGGTTTTGAAATTGATAAAGAGTATTACGATGCAGGCATTCATAGGATTAATGAAACTTTGAAAGATTTAAAACTAGTAGTATGATAAATAAAATCAGCGCCTTAGCCAGCAAGCTTCTATCCAAGATCGGCATAGACGGCATGGCTCACATTATAGTCTGCCAGAACCTGGTAATATGGCTATCGAAATATACGCCACTGTGGTTAGCAATCATTATAACCGTCGTGATCTTCGTCCTAAAGGAAGTGTACGACAAGTACTGCAAGAAAACAGAGTTCTCAATTAAAGACATCATCTGTGATTGCGTAGGTCTGGCGTTGGGAGTATTAACATTGATATTATAGGAGGAAAGATATATGGGAAAGTATTTCACAGTGGCCGAAATGGTAAAGAGCGAAACGGCAGATAGGCGTGGTATCGACAACCGCCTGCCGAAAGCATTGATATGCAATGTAAATGGATTAATAGACAATGTTCTTGATCCTCTCCGGGAAGCCTATGGCAAACCTATTACTGTAACGAGCGGATACCGTTGCGAAGCATTAAACAAGGCTGTAAGAGGAAGTAAGACCAGCGAACACATGAAAGGAATGGCGGCCGATATAGTTGGCACTCCGAATACAAAATCGGAAAACAAAAGGCTATTCAATCTCGTACAGGAGCTTGGACTGCCTTTTACACAGCTGATAGATGAGAAGAACTTCTCATGGGTTCATGTTAGCTATGATAGCTGCAACGTGAAAAAACAGGTTTTAAAATTATAATCAATAGGAGGAACAATCATGGCAGATTTACAATTTACCCAAATAACGAATCAGAGTCTTTATGCGTCAGAAGTCGTTGTTAACAGCAATTTCAATATTCATTTAGACCGTGTTTCTGGATCAGAAATCAGAATATATCAGAAGACCGGTAGCAAAACTGAATCAATGGATGAACGGACAGCCGAAAGCCGAGGTTTTGACCCTGTATTTCTTCCGGGATATATCCAAAGTGATTCCGGCAAAGTGTTTGATTACGATTTTGACGCCTTGGTTTATCCGAAGGTAATTCGTATCGAAAGCTATACAGAAATAACAAGTGGAATCCTAACGGAGGCTGAATGATGCTTAATAGAGTCTCATTAAACACAATAGGGCTTAACCGGATCGGATTGAACCGAATTGGTAAGCCTTCTCGTGCTTCGTCCGACCGTCCCTACATCGACCCGGAAGTCTTAGCATCCCTGAAAGCCGTCTGCATCTGCTACGGTAAGAACAACGACGATCCGGACAGGGCTGTTGTCAAGAACTTGGTGGACCCTGACAATCCGTTTGTGATTAGCAACGCAGCATTCAAATTGAATAGCGGGTTTGGGGAGTATAAAGAAGATTTTACTAGTTGGAGAATATATCCAAATATAAAAGTTACTGATAACGTAATTACTACTAATGGAAATTTTAATTCTACTTGGTTTATATATAAGCACTCTAGTGAAAGT